CTGTAGTAGGTCTTAAAAATAGACAAATTATAGGTGGTAAAAATGGTTTACAAATAAAATCTTCTTTAGGAGAAGATGTATATACTAATCCATTAAATGGTAAATTTACATCTAAAGACTGGGCTGATTCTTTACAATTTATTGATAAAATATTCTTAGATGATTTATCAAAAAAAACTTGGTATCAACATTTAGTATTAGTTCCTAAAGGAGTTTTTCAAATAAACAAAACAATATTAGGACCATTTTCTCATACTAGAAACTTTATATCTAACTCTGTATTTACAGGTGCTGCCGGTAATTTCTTTTTAAATCCTGCTGAAATAGTTAAAGGGTTTAAATATTCATGGAATATGATTCAACCTCAATTGCTTTATAAAAATACACCTAAAGATCAACAATTATATAAATTTTTATTAGAAGAAAATGTAATGGGTTCTTCCGCAAGTGGAAAAGATTTACATGGTCTTTTAGATGATATGGGTAAAGGTGGTGATTTTTATTCAAGATTATTTACTAAATTTAATGATGGTTTGAAAAGAAATTTTCCATTAGCAGGTCAAGCAACAGAAGGTTTAGCTAAAGGAATAAAAAGAGGATATCAAATTGCAAATGATCTTTATATGGCTGAAGATGAACTTTGGAAAGGTTATAATTTTTTTGCAGAACACTATAAACTTAAAAATGCAACTGTAGAAGGATTAGGTAGAGCTTTAACAGCGGCTGAAGAACTTTCTGTAATGAAAGAAGCAGCAAGAATCGTAAGAAATACACAACAAAACTATGGTTTTGTACCTGATTTTATTAAAGGATGGAGAAGATCTCCAATGGGTAACTTTATATCTTGGCCAGCTCAAATAATATCCACAAGTGTAGGAATGGTTGAACAAGGATATAAAGAAATGATGTCTAGTAATCCTGCAATTAGAAAAATTGGTCAAACAAGATTAGCTTCTTTTGGTGCAATGACAGCTATGGCTATTCCAACTATTAATGCAATAGGTAGAGGTTTATATGGAATTACTTTAGATCAGGTTGCTGCTGTTAGAGAATTTGCACCTGCCTTTTCAAAAGATTCACCTTTATTTGTTTATAGAGATAAAGATGGCTCTATAAAATATATAGATTCAAGTGGTACATTTGTTTATGACACTGTTACAAATCCAGCTCAATCTGTATTTAATGGTATTCAAAAAGAAAAAGTGTTTAATAGAAATTCTCCATTAATGGTTGGATTATATTCTGGTGCTGTTAATGGTATGGCAAGATTTATAAAACCTTTTACTGATCCTTCTGCTTATGTAACTATGGCATTAGATTTAGTAGCTAGAAATGGTAAAACAGCTGATGGTGTTCAAGTTTGGAATCCTGATGCAAGTTGGAAAGAAAAATTTGAAAGAGGTTTAGGATATATAGCTAAACAATATGCTCCTTTTTCTATTCCTCAATTTACACGCTTATATGATGCGGCTACAGGTACTCCTGGTGAAAGAGGTGAAAAATATGAAGTATCTGATGAAATAGGTGGATTCTTTGGAGTAAGAGGTCAAAAAGTTGATCCAGCTAGAAGTATGGATTACAAAATTAATGAATTTAAAACTGGGATTAGAAATACTAGAGGACTATTTACATCAGAAACTTTAAAAGGCGGAGATATAGGTAGAGATGATATTATTAGAAGATTTATAGAAGCAAACGCTCAAAGATATCAAGTTATGAATAAAATGGGACAAATAAATCAATTAGCTGAAATATTAGAAATGCCAAAAGAAGATATACTTAAATTATTTAATAAAAGAAGTGAATTAAATGCTTACCGACATATTGAACAAGGAAGATTTTATCCTTTTGAAATAACACATGAAATTGGACAAAAATTTAGAGAACAAAGAGAAGCGCTTGAAAGTAAATTTGATAATATAAAATTTGAAGCTCCTTATGATAGAGAAACTATACAAATAATAAATGAATTAAAAAGAGCTATGAAAGAAGTACCTTTATATGATGATTTTTATAAATATATTAGACCAGAAGATTGGTTAATTAATGCTGGTAAAACAAGTCAAGCTCCTATTCAACAAGAAACTAAAACAGCTCAATTGCCACCTCAACCAATGCCAAGTGCTAGTGCAATACAGCCTACTCAAGTAGCAAGTAATGTAGGTGAATTCCAAACATTATTTCCAAACGGATAAATATTTACAATCGTTAAAACTTTGATATATTAAAAAGCTATGCCAAAAAAAGCAATTACAGTCGGTGAACATATAGTAGAACTATACGGCCATATAACTGGTCTTAAAAAAGATATATGTCACATGAGAGAAAATCATTTAAAACATCTCAAAGAAGATGTTGAAGCCATATCTGCTAAAATGGATAAACTAACAACAATGATTATAAGTGCTTTAGGTTCTATAGTTTTATTAGCATTAACTTTAATTTTGAAATATTATAAAGTACTTTAATGTTTGATAAAGTAAAAGAAAGAATTAAGAAACATGAGGGGTTTAGGAATATAGTATATTTAGATAGCCTAGGTAAAGCTACAATTGGTTATGGTCACTTAATTACAAAAGCCGATAATTTTATACAAGGAAAAGAATATAGTAAAGAAGAATTAAATGCTTTATTTGAAAAAGATTTTGATATTGCTTGTGATCAAGCTATGTCTTTAGTAGGCGATTTTAATATATGTGAAGATGCTATAGGTGTTGTTATTGAAATGGTATTTCAATTAGGTATTGGTGGTGTTAGTAAGTTTAAAAATATGTTAGAGGCTTTAAAAGAATCTGATTATGCTAATGCTGCTGTTCATATCTTAGCTTCTAACTGGCACAAGCAAACTCCGGCAAGATGCGAGGAGCTAGCAGAAATTTTAAGAACTTGCGCAGACTAAAATATTTTCTTGATCCCATAGTCAAAAGACTATATTGAGGCGTTCATGGAGAATAAATTATTAGTACATAAACATTTAATTGTACGTGCAGAAGTCTATCGACCACCGATGGACGAGGAGTTTCTTAGGCGTTGGTTAGAAAAATTCATTTCAGAAATTGGAATGAAAGTTATGATGGGTCCTTATGTTAAGTATTCTAATATGGTTGGCAATCGTGGTATTACTGGTGCTGCTATTATTGAGACTTCTCATATTGTAATGCATATCTGGGATGAGGTTCATCCTGCTTTAATGCAATTTGACGTATATAGTTGTGGTGAATTTGATCCTAAAATTATATGTGAAAAAATAGATTCTGATTTTGAAGTTTCTAAAATAGAATATAAATTCTTAGATCGAGAACATGATTTAAAAGAATTACATATAATTTCACCATTGAAAATAGAAGATTAATAGTTATATAGTTAAAGAAATGATACCATATAACGATTGCGAAAATTACTGGCTTACTAAAAATTAGTAGTTGACAGCTATGTATTAAAGTATATATAGCTGTTCAAGAAATATGGAAGATAAAATAGTATATGTAGTTCAGGATGTGCCAGGTAGTCGTGCCGGTATGCCTAAAATTAATATTATAGGTGCAGCCAATTTTGGTAAGTTAAAAGTTTTGCTTCCAGAAAATGCACAAATAATTTTAAGTTCAGGACCTGTAATCTTTAAATTAAAAAGATTATTAAAAGATTATAAACCTACAGACTATTTACTACTTACAGGTGATCCTGCAATAATAGGACTTGCATGTTCAATTGTGAGTGATTATACTAATGGGAGATATAATCTTCTTAAATGGGATAAACAGGAAAGAAGATATTATCCAATAGAAATAAACTTAAATCAGAAAGAAGAAGCTAATGTCGACGATAAACTTTGAAGATGATCAAATCAAATCTGTAACACAGATTGATGCAGCAAAATCCTTATCAGATAAGGTGCTAGAACTAAAAGATCTAGAAGATGAAATTGAAAATGCGGAGGCTAGTATTAACAAGCTAAAAGAAAAAGCAAAGATACTTTCTCAAATAGAAATTCCTGCAATGATGCAGGAAATGCACATTACAAAATTAAAGCTAAAAGATGGTGAATCGGTTGAAGTAAAACCATTCTACTATGCGTCATTATCGCAAGGTGTGAATGAAACTGATTCAGATTTTGTTCAACGTAAAGAACAAGCTTTTACATGGCTTCGTAGCAATGGCCTAGGTGATATTATTAAAAATGATATTACCGTTACCTTTGGCAAAGGCGAAGATAACAAGGCAGCAAAATATGCTGACCTTGCACGAGGTCAGGGATTTGAACCCGTCCAGAAAGAAGGTGTTCATTCTCAGACACTCAAAGCTGTGGTCAGAGAGCGTGTTGAGGCTGGACTCGACATGCCCTCTGATCTATTTAAAACGTTTGCAGGTAGCCAAACAAAAATAACAAGGAGAAACTAGAAAATGGAAAATAGAAACGAGAAACAAGTAGCAACTAAGAAAGCTGCGCCTCTACCTTCAACAATAATGTTCGAAGATGATGCACAAGCAGGTTTTGAGAATGTAAAGCAATCAAGTGTTGCTCTACCAATCTTAAAACTATTACAAAATGGTTCTGCTGAAGCACAAAAACGTAATGCAAATTATGTTCAAGGTGCAGAGCCAGGAATGTTACTAAATACAGTAACAAAGAAAGTTTATGATGGTGCTAAAGGAATAAATGTTATTCCTTGTCATTATAAATTAGAATATCAAGAATGGTCTGATTTCGGAACTGGTTCTGGTAGACCAGAGAATATATATCCAGACACTTCTGATATATTATCTAAAACAACACAAGACCCTGTGTCTAAAAAAGATAGACTACCAAATGGTCATTACATCTTAACAGTTGGACAACACTTTGTTTTAATTGCAGATGAAGATGGTTCTGTTGAAACTGCTTTAATATCTATGAGTTCATCTCAAGGTAAGATAAGTAGAAAATGGAACTCTATGATGATGTCTATAACTATGGAAGGAAAGAATGGACTTTATACTCCTCCTTCTTTCAGTCATGTTTATAAGATAACAACTATCTTAAACTCAGGTAAAGGAAACCAATGGTATGGATATAATATCCAAAAAGTTGGTCCTGTTAGTAATGCGTCAACTTATGAAAGAGCTAAACAATTCTATCAAAGTTTAACTAACGGAAGATAATTAATAAATTGGGTGGCAG